AAGCGTGTTGGTCAAGAATTGGAAACGTTGATTTGGATAACGATATTATCGTTGCTGAAGCGTTTACCAAGACTATCAAAGAACGTGGACCAAAGGGCAAAAATATGATTTGGTCTTTAGTAGATCACAAAGCTGATATGGCACACACTTTGGGTAAGCCTAAAGAGTTATACATTGAAGGAGATATGCTTGTTGCGGTTACTGACTTAATAGAAACTGAATGTGGCGAAGATGCTATCAAGTTATATGAAGCTGGTTTAATCAATCAACACTCAATCGGTTTTAGTACGTTAAAGTCGGATGTAAACCAAAAGACTGGTGTGCGTACAATTACCGAATTAAAACTATATGAAGGTTCTGCGGTTCTTTGGGGTGCTAATCCAGAAACACCAACATTGGGTTTCAAGGGTGAGTTCAAAGAAACAAAAGAAAACTTATCAATAAGATTAGAAAACTTAATTAAGGCATTTAGAGGTGGTACATTCACAGATGACACCTTTGCTTTAATGGAGATTCAAATAAAACAAATACAAGCTGAATTATTAAGTTTGGAAATTACTGAAACAATCACTCAATCCGAGCCATCAATTGAGCCGACACCAGTTGTTGAAGAAAAGAATAACGAAGAAGTATTAAAGGCAATTAAGCAATTTAACAATCTATTTAAAAAGTAAAAATGGAAAATTTAATCAACGAAATGGCTGAGAACCTTAAAGGTTTTCAAGCTAATGCAGAAGCTCAAATTAAAGAGGTATCTGCACAAGTAACTGTTGTAAAAGACGAGTTACAAAAACAAATTGACGGACAATTAGCTGCACAAAAGAAAGCTGCTAAGAAAGAAGTTAAATTTATGGACGAAGTTATCTTAGAGAAATTAGATGGTAACTTTGACGCAATGGAAAAATCATTGAAGAACAATGGTAAGTTCCGTTTAGACTTAAGCGATGTTAAGACAATGACTTTAAGTGGTAACTTAACTGGTGATTCACAAGCAACTTATGCTCCAAACCCAGCTATCCAACCATCTCAATCTTTAAACTTTAGAGATTTAATCCCTACAGTAAGAAGTGAGACTGGATTGTATGTTTACTATCGTGAGAACGCTGGTTTAACTAACAACATTGCTGCTCAAACTGAAGGTGCAAACAAAGGCGAAAACGATTATAGCTTAACAGAAGTTAAAGTTGTAAACGATTACCTTGCTGGTTTCTCTACATTCTCTAAGCAAATGTTAAAGTCATTACCTTTTATGACTCAAACTTTACCAAGAATGTTACAAAGAGATTTCTTTAAGGCTGAGAACGCATCTTTCTTTGCAACTGTTTCTGCTGCTGCAACTGGTTCTACTACAACTGCTGAAACTAACGATTTGTTAGCTTTAGTTGATTACATTGCAAACCAAAAGACTGCAAACTTTGTTCCTTCTTTTGCATTAGTAAGCGATAGACAAATGGGTCGTTTATTGAAAGCAACTATTGCTGCTGGATACTATGCTGGTTCTGGTTCAGTTATCGTTTCTCCAAATGGTGGAATGACAATCTGGGGTACACCAATTGTATCTGCATCTTGGGTAACTGATGATAAAGTATTAATCTTTGATTCAAGCTACTTAGAGAGAGTTGAAGTTGAAGGTTTAGCTATTGAGTTCTCTTATGAGAATGGCGAAAACTTCCAAAAGAACTTGGTAACTGCTCGTATTGAGTGTTATGAAGATATCAACTTGATGTTATCTACTTCTGCTATCTATGCAGACTTCGGTAACGTATAATTCTAAAGGATTAGTAAATAATGACCCCTACCAATTCGGTGGGGGTTTTTTATTGGAATAAATTAAGTAATTTTGTAAAAAAAGGGTATGTCTTATAATAATTATATTAATGACTTTAGTGCCGTTCCTATCGCACCAATAGTTGAGCCAGTTACTTTAGCAGAAGCAAAATTGTATTGCCGTGTTACTACAACCGCTGAAGATACTTTGATAACCTTAATGATTACACAAGCAAGGGAAGCTATTGAAGTAGCAACAGGATTGAGTTTAATACCAAAAGACATAACTACTTATTTTTATAATGTAAGTGGCAATTTTGATATTCCTTTCGGACCAATTGACATTGATACGTTTGAGTTATTTGATATGGAGCAAAACGGAATAGAGGTTACAACACCTAACTTACAATTAATAGGTAATGAATTTCCTAAGTTAGTTTCACCAAGATATGCAAACTTAAAGGCTACTTATGAGGCTGGTTATACAACTATCCCTAAAGACCTTAAATTAGCCATATTAGACCAAATTAGCTACGATTACGAAAATAGAGGATTGGATGGTGATTCCGGTATTTGTGAGAAATCGTGGAAGGCGTGTCAAAGATGGACAAGAATAAGCCCAATTTTATAATATGAAGTTAGGAAAAGCGAAAGCAAATTACGTTGATGCCAACACGATGACTCGTGAGGTTAAAATCTATGCTGCCACAAGAACAAGTGATGGTCAAGGTGGATACACAACCACGTTTGCCCTACAAAGCACAGTTTGGGGCGATTTAAGACCAGATAATCAAGTTAGGGCAATAGGAGAGTCGGAATTACAATTTGACCGCTCTAATAGGCTTTATATTCGTTATGGTGTTACTATAAAAGATTCAGACGAAGTAGAAATTGATTCAGTAAGATATACCATAGCTTCAATAACTAATGTAGAAAATCAAAATAGGTTTTTAGAATTACTAATTAATTCATAATGGCATTTGGAATAGACTTATCTGGAATACCAAGACTTGAAAGGAAGTTAAATGATATTACAAATAGCATAGCAACCGATTTGGCTGAAGAAATATCTGCATCTGCTTTGAAGATTGAAAAGGATGCTAAAAGAAATGCACCTACAAATATGGGTACTTTAAAGCAAAGCATACACGCTACAAGTAAAGACAAATTAACACATTATGTAGAAGTTGGAGTGTCTTATGGTGCATATCTTGAATTTGGAACAGGTGGTAAGGTTTCAATACCTGCTGGTTATGAAAGTTATGCTGCAACATTTAAAGGAAATAAAGGTGGTAGTTTAAATGATATGATTGAAGCCTTAACTTTGTGGGTAAAAAGAAAAGGATTAGCTGGTACTTATAGCGTAAAAAGTGGTAGAAGATTAGGAGGTAAGGCAGTAAAGGCATCACAAGATGAAAAGTTGGCAAGATTTTTAGCTATAAAAATACTAAAAAACGGGATTAGACCACAACCATACTTAATTCCAGCTTATGAAGCAGAAAAGCCTAAATTAATACAAAGACTAAAAAAGATATTAAATGCTAAATCCTAATATAGAAATAAAAAAGTGGTTTTATACTAACTTGACAAGTGCGAGTGGATTGGTTGTTTACGATGGTTTTGCACCAGAAGGCGCAGGGGATGAGTATATTGTAATGACAGGTAGGACATCAAGCCAAGAGCAAGGCAAAGAAGGATATACAAATAGTATTTCAATCACAGTTGATATTATTACAAAAAATGCTAACTTTGGTTATAAACGTGCTGAAGCTATAAGCGACTTAGTCTTGACTGCAATTAATTCGGACACCAATATTACATTGGCAAACGGATTTAGCGCATCAAGTTTAAGTGTTGAAAGTGTAAGAAACTTAGACGGCTTAAATCCTTTAGATAACGTTTTTAGAGTATTGATAACTTATAACATTATAATAACACAAATTTAAAATTAAATAAAATGGCAGAAACAAAAGTAAGCGGTAGAGATTATATCCTCTTAGCTGACATAAACAATGATGGTACATTCAAGCCTGTTGCTTGTTTGACTACAAACTCTTTAACATCAACTAATGACACAATAGATGCAACATCTAAGTGTGGCAACGAGTACACTCCAGCACCTTCTTTTTCTCAATCTTTTGAGTGTGAAGGTTTTGCAATTGATGAAACAGGAACACCATCTAAAGATAGCTACCAACAATTATATGCTGCTCACGCTGCTAAAACTTTATTCGCAATTAAAATGGGTAAAGCAAGTCCAGTTGCAGGTGATGTTTATTATGGTGGTGCTGGTTCTTTAGTGTTTATTAGCGATTTCGGTGTAACTGCAGATGATAAAGATGATGTTAAATTTACTGCAACTTTCGTAGTAAGTGTTCCTCCTATTGCACAAACTGAACAAGCATAATAAATAAAAA